ATCTGGTGCATCTGCAAGTCTTCCGTAGTTACGAGCAACATCAAGCCAAATAAATCCTGGCTCTCCATTATCTGCAATTAAATCAACATAATCTTCATAGTTTGTTCCAACTTCTGCAGCAATAGAGTTATTGGACATCCAAGCCCACCCTGGATTTTTTGGATCATAAGAATTACGTTCTGGAAAAACCTCTGCATTTTTTAAATTACTAAAATCTTTGTCATCTGCATCTCCTAAAGCAAGAGTGGCAGAACGACGAACATTTCCTGAAACTACGCAGGTACCAATAAGATTAACAATATCTACTATTGCACGAGAGTCAAATTTGT